GATAATTGTTTTTGCTCTTCATCAATTTTAGCAAGTGATAAAAAGTCATTATTAAAGAAAACAAAATTTTCTTCTATCGCAGGGAACTTAACAACAGAGATAGCATCAACGCCAAAGTGTTGTGCTGTTTCGTCTATTATTAATTCTATTAGTTTTTTCTTTTTAGCCATATCATTTATAAATATAAAGTTCTTAATTTTGTTTATAATGTCGCCTGAATATCTAGTTCTTCTTGCAATGCTTGTGCATTAGAAATATCAGTTTCTACTACAAATGCTTGAACAGGTTGTTGCTCTCCTGTTGCTGTTCCAGTTATGTTTTCTAAGTTAGGTATTGTTCCACCGATTCCACCCATTGGTTCAGGTGAAGGAATAGATGGTGTGTCACCACCACCGCCACCACTACCTTCTGCACCAGGTATTTTTGTTGACATTATTTTCTTAACATTAGCCATACCCGCTGCAACTGCACCTATTGCTGCTATCGGACCAAATATAGGACCTGCCCCAACAGGAGGAGGTGCTAAGGCAGCTGATGCTGCTGAATAAGTATTGATTAATGCTTGACCTACCGCTAATGCTTTACCTGCTTTAGATTCTTCACCCATTAATGATGCTACTTGCCCCATTGAGTTAGCTACTATTCCTCTTTTTGTTTCTTCGGTTAATTCTGCTATTTTAACTTCTGCTTCTGCTGTTTCTTCAGCAACAACGACTGTCTTTTTTAGACTATCTTGTCTTTCTTTTTCTAAAGCATTTAGATTGGTTAATTGCTCTGACCTTTGACTTGTTATTCTTTCATCAAGATCGGCTAGTTCTGTTTTAGCGTCTATTAAGGCAACCTGTAAATCTATATTATCTTTGTTTCTTGATAATTCTAATGCAGCTAAGTCAATCTTCTTCTGTGCTAACGCTTGTTCTTTTGCAAATTGTTCGTCTAAGACTCTTCCTAATTCTTCGTTAGCAGCTATCCTTTCTTCAAAAGTTAAACTAACATCATCTCTAATTTGTCTTTGTAATTCAGCTTCTTTTTGATATGTTAATTGTAGTTGTCTTTGTTGGGCATCAGCTAACTTAACTTCATTACGCATTTTGTTTTGTGCTTTAGCAAACTCAACTGTTTCTTTTGCACCTGCTTTTGCATTTTTAATAAAGTCACTAAAGCTTTCATTATTACCAACTACTGCTTCTTTAACGCCATTAAAAGATTCTTTAGCTAAATTCCCTGCTTCCGTAAATTCTCCTTTCAATACTTTTCCTACCGCTTTACCTAACAAACCAAGACTTCTAACAACCGATACTATGACTGTTCCGATTTTAGTGAACACATCACCTAATACAGCAGAAGCAATGTTCACTTTATCCATCACCGCCTGATTCTGTTGTAGCATTTCAGCTAACTTAGCAAAACCAGCAACAATAAGACCAATACCCATTGCTTTGAATGCTAAACCAACACCCCTCACACCTGCTTGCATTACAGAGAAACTTGCTTTGGAATCTTTCGCACCCCTACTGGTATCTTGAACGCCCTTTTTTAATTCGTCAACTTGTTTAATGCCTTGTTTTGCATCTACATTTATTTTTATGGTTTTATCTACCGCCATATTATTCTTATTATCTGTTTAAACATTCTTTTAAAACTTGTGTGGTATTCTTGCATACCATAAGCAAAGTCTAATTCTTTGTCCTTGTATTCCACTAATTGTAAATGGTCAATACTTGGCGTTATTACCTTTGCAATACTTTGTATATATCTTTTTAATTCCATATTAAATAATCGTGATTTTCAAATTGTATTTTTTTACCATTTTGGAATAACGCCCAATTTTCATCAAACCCTAACGCCAAATTCTTCATCACGTTAATATCCATATCAGCGGTCAACATCCACGCTCTTTTAGTGTCTGTTTGACTATCATCTAAACCAAATCTTATGACGTTAGAATCAATGTCAATATGAAGTGTGCAAGTGACAGGATTAACACCTTCTCTAATTTGAAACTCTGCTTCACCACCTGTTGCACCTAATTGTGTGACCACACCTTGATTGATAATAAAAGCTGTGTAGTATGCTACCGCATCTGTTGTTCCTAATGGATAAGTTGCACTTGTTCCGCCAACTACTGTGCAAACACCTTTAACTCTAATAATAACATTTGTATTGTCAGGAATGAATAATGGCTTTTCATATGGGTTACCTTTTGGATAAGCATATCCACGTGTGTTTCCATCCGTATATCCTGTTAAAACGATTCTATGGCTTTCACCCCTGTATTGTGGTCTATAGGTTGCTGTAGACTTGTATTTTATGACTATATCATCTCCATAATAGTTTAAAATCTTTTGTCCGAATTTATTACTATCACTACCTCTAACAAGCGGTCTATTTGTTCCACCTAATAATCCTGTAAGAAGACTCTTTGTTTGGTCATTATCTAAAATAGATGTTTTAGCTGTTAAACTTTTAATTGACATTGGTAAACTACCAGATAATGAAAGACAACTATACATTCCAGCATTGTTTGGGTCTTCGTCATTGATATTAAGATATCCACCATTACACGTGCAACATTCTGGCGTTGTATATACACCAGCCCAATATGAACCAGTGATGTCAGGGGTGCAATCAGGGTCATCTTCTGGACACCATATGAATTGACCAAAATTAGTAGTATTTGATGTTCCTATAGTTCCTATGACATAATTGCAACCACTACAAGTTGAACGTGTGTCTAAAGATTTAATCAATGTAACTTTTGTGGATGCTTTTGCACCTACTTGGTAATTTGAAATCCCTAGTATTCTCCAATAAGTATCTTTTATAAATATCTCGTCAGCAAAGCTAAAGTTGAAAATGTCTACTTCGTTTAGATTCAAATAGCATTCCATTATTCTTGATCCTTCAGAATAAAGGTTGTCTAAATATGGCTTCCAATATTTACCATACAAAGTGTTGTTAAACCAACTACCAAAGGTTGGCTGATAATTAAATACAGTTAAATTTCCTACTAATGGTGGCGTTCCGTTCCAATATAAAGACTTATTACCTGGACCTAAGGTATAAGTATTTCCAGCAGGTTGAATATCAAAAGGACTACAAATAGGATATTCGTTTATGTTAAATGCTGTTAATGAACTCGCTGTTGCTCTATGTAAATATATGTCTGTTTGCGAAGCTGAAGGACCTAGAATGTCAACAGGTGTTCCTCTATACCAAAAAAGTTTAGGTTTTGTTTGTGCTATTTCATTTTCATAGATGCCTTCACTATTCTGCTTGTAGGTGAATTCATATTGAATAGCCATATTAGGTAATGATGTTCCCGCCTGTTCGTCTTCACTTCTAAAAACTTGACCATTGATATATGGAGAAAACATTGATTCATTCTTCAATTCTCCTGATGCAAATTCATTGTTAAATTCATCAATCTTGACGTGTCCAAAAACATTCACATTAGGATAGCGTTCTTTAATAGACTTATTGTATAAATCTACATCTTCTTGGTCTGTAAGGTGAACAACTTTTTTCTGTAGTTCCGTAGTATCTTTGACAACAACTTCTTTTGAGGTGTCTAGCTTGTCTGTCCAATTCTTCAATTCTCCACTACCAATAAAATCATTGTAAGGTTCTATTAATAGATTTGAAGCATTGTCAGGGTCTGCTAAAACAACTAAATTAAATCGTTGTATGATATCTTTTAAAAATCCTCTTTGTGTTAGTTCTGGGTCAATACAAGCAGGTATATCTACAGTAGCATCAAATATGTCATCAGAGAATCCAAACCAGTTCATTTGCACTTTGGACCAAACGGAACAATCGCCTTCAAGATATATAGGTTCAGATGACGATTGATTGGTAGGTGTTAAACTACACTGAGTTAAAGGGCATTGAATGAATCCATCACTTATGCTTCTTATTGGTCCTAAATGAATCTGTATTTGAGCAGAACTATTAAGAGGAATTTGCGTTATATCCAAAGTGATATTTAGAGTTCCTGAATGAGGTGTTATTCCACTCGTTATATCTATAGGAATATATTCTACTACACCCTCATATTCTTCCCCGTCTTCTTGGTTGTTGGTAGCATCCCATCCTACTAAAGAATAGTTTATATGAATACCATTATAAGAACCAACCACATTTACGAATAAGTAATTATGTGAAATAGTTATTGTTTCTTGCGTAGATGCTGTTCTTGTGAAATAAGAGTTTGCGGTATTCCATATATTGTTTTCATCGCCAAAGTCTGTGCAGTTACCACTTGGCTCTGTAATGTTAGCAGGAACAGTCACTGTTGACAGTGTAGTATAATTGACTGTATCACAACTGCAACCAGAAGGACTACAAGGTAGAATTATTTCGTCCTGCCAGTCCGCCCAAGCTACATTACTACCAACACTCATCACGCCACTTGGATTAGCAGCTGCATTTACTGTGGGTGTAACAGCAGATTCCAAATAGTTAGCGGTAGTCATAAATATTTTCCCAAAATAACTGTCATCTATAAAAGAAGAAGTATAAGAGAATCCTGCTTGACCAAGAATCTTTTTAAATAATGTTCTTATCTGAATAGCTGGTCTAAACTGCGTAAAACTAACACCAAATTCAGAAGCAGCTTGAACGCTACCTGTTTCATTGATAATATCCGTAGCAGCTGTTTGGTCCATATTTAAATATCTGTCTTCGTTAGGATCAAAATAGAAACCTTGTGCAGTGACAGACATTGGGTAGACAACCTTTTGAACATTTGCATCTAAATCCCTCATAGAAACACCAGCAGTATTTAGAAAGTTGGAATTGTTTCCATCCCAAGACTTGTAAAGAGTATTGTTGGTTTCGTTTGTATACGTATAGACGTGATTCAATTCTTCACTATAGCTACCATCATCATTTTTAAAAACATCTCTTAATCTTCGGTTTCCTATTATGTTGAAAAGACTCGCACTATTAGAAATCATCACCACTTCATATTGTTGTGCTTTTTGATATACTGCTTTTAATTGTAACGCACCTTCAAACTGTGGAACTGTGCCTACATAAAGAACTGCATCAAATTTCGTTTTTGTGCTAAAGACTAAAGTATCTAAATTAACATTATACCAATTTTCAAAGAACTGATTGTTGTTCTGTGTGAATGGTAGCTTGAATGTTTGAGAATAACTTCCTTTTCTTGTTTCTGGTTCTTTGACATCGCTGAACTGAAAGTTCAATGCTACGTTTGGTGCTTCCTGTAAGTCTAACTGATAAGTTGTGTCAGATGTTGAAGCAGTTGTTGCCTTTCTATATGCTACTAATCTTATATTCATCAAGAGTTGGTATTAATAGGGTTTGCATATTCTATTTGAATAGTATATTGAATCATCTTATCATTAGCTCTTGTTTTTCTTACAAATGAAGAATCTGTTATCATCACGCCTTGCGTAAATTCTGTGTCTGCATTTTCCACTATGTAAACATCTGTTGACATTATTAGTTTTTCTAATAGATTAGCGTCTTGTTCTGTTATCCAATCTGTATTCAAAGTTTCTTTCAATACCGCTGTTACTTGTCTTGTTTTCTTACCTCGCATAGTATTATTGTAATACCACTTAGAGGCTCTAAAATTACCCATCATAGAGCTATAGTTATTTCTAGTAACCTCTACTCTTTGTGTTGATTTCTTTTTGAAATTGAAATAGTCATAACACCCCAAACTATTACGCCAAGCTAATCGTCTAACTTTAAAACCTTTGCAACTTCCGTCTTGTTTAATAAAATAATAGAGAGCAGTAGCAGGGTCGCCCGCCCCCGCACTTCCTGTTCCTCTAATAGTATAATATGCCCACCCTGCATTGTTTGATGGTTTAGCAGACGTGTTGTCTGATTGTCCTTCTAAATTACCAGGACCACAACCAAAATATAGTAGTCTTTTAGCGTCTGTCATTCCCGTTGATGTGGTTGGCGGCCACCCACCATTAGCTGAAATGTTTGCAATAGTTTGTGCGGAATTAATAACTGCATTACTTGAATCATAGTAGGTAATTTCAATGTAGTCTAAATCACTTGTGAAGTTACCATAATCATTTAAAAACGCTACTGTATGATAATCAGTGTCTTGAACATAGTTAATATATCCTGAAAGTCCATATTCCCCTGCTGATGACTCTACGTCACTTAAAAATAAATCGTTGGTTGAACTTGCTTGATAAGGTTGGAATGCTGTTGTTTGTATGTAATCACTAGGCGATACATCTCGTGCAGTGAATAATGGTAACGATGCACCTATATAGTATAGAGTGTCATTTACACTTGGTGTGTCATCTTCTGTTGGTATTGAATTTGCTGTTGTTCCGTATTCTTGATAACCTTTTACATATATAGTTTGAAGCTGTGTTCCACCAATTTTATGGTCACCATTTTCACTGAATGGTGTAGCAGAATTGTTTTCACCCAATTTATGGATTGTTTCAAATGGAGAACCATTGTCGTTTTGATCCCATACTGTGTCTGTTAATTGACTATTAACAATATCTCTTAAATCAAAGAATGCTCTTGCTGCATTTCCTGAAATATCTACGCTATACCCGTTTCTTCTTTGTTTTATCTTAGCTATCAATGTTCCTGATGCGTCATCTAATCTAACCTCTAATACCAGCTTAAAAAAGAATAAACCACTAATGTCGTCTTGATACAACATATAGCCAATCATAGGATTCCAATTGGTTATTACAGGAACTTTGTCTGCTGCATCTACAGGTTCTTGAACGAATGATATATTTCCTAAAGCCATAGTCTATTCTTTTAATGATTCCTCTAATGCTGCTTCTAAGTCATTAGCGAATGCTTCTGTTATTTTATCTGTTTGTTTATTTAATTCTAATGTAAATGGTTTACTAAAGAATTGTGTTCTTGTTAATCCTCTTTGATATATTGCTCTTTGTATTAAGAATGCTAAACTCTTTCTTGGAATAAATCTTCCATTTTTATCTCTTGCTTGAGCAAGTGGCTTTCCTACTATCCATTTGTCTATTGCACTTCTTGGAGGCATCTTAGAAGAAAACTTAAAAGGGCTATTTCCACCTCTCATTCTTCCACTACCTTTATATCCACCTGCACCTCTAACACCCTCATCAACAAATGTCCAATAATCTTCTGCACCACCAAATTCAAATTCTAATGTTACCGATGAATCTGATGCAGTAACTAAATAGTTATAGTCGTTGTATAATGTGTTTCGACTTGTTGTCTTTTTCTTTCGCTTCAATATACTCTTTCCTTCCTTGACAACATCGCCCCCAAGTTTCTGCATTGCTTGTATGGTATTAGTAAACTCCATTAACTATTTCCTGCTATTGGAACAATACAGAGATTGTTTGGATTAGGAACTTGAATATTAAGTGTTGCTGCCCATCCTGTTAATGTATTATCAAATCTAGCAGTGAAAGGCTCTGCGTTAATAGGTAGACTTAAAACAACATCATCATCAACCCAAGAAGTGGAATAAAGGTTCTGGTGAAATTCAGCAACAACATCGTTTATAATATTTAGAGTTTGTGAGAATGTGTCAACACGACCAACACGTTGCCTGTTAGGGTCATCACCAATTTCTTCACTAATCATATCCATCACATAAATAGAAAACGTATATGTTTGAACGCCTTTGTCCATTGTTACTGTGCCTGGCTCTGCATATAGAATAATATAGTCAGTCGCACCAAGTTTGTTCAAATCTACTTCATCCATCATTCCAGAATGAAAGCTATTTATCTCATAATGCTTTTCAGCTATTGTTTCTAAATATCCAACTACGTTTCTAAAAGTTATCATAATTGTTTCTTTGTTTGTTATTATAATCTTGTGTATATGCTAAATATGTTAGCGTTTCCAAGATTGGTATTTTTGTTATTTTATCAATGTTTAAGATGTCACCATTACAGAGTGAATAAAGGATGTTATACCATCCCCACTTACTGTTCATACTTACACCTTTTGTTGTTTCATTTCCTGTGCTTTCAAAAAGCTGTGCGAAGTCATCGCTAATCTTTCTCCTAAAGTCAAAAAAAAACCTAAGCTAGAAAGTGCTATATCCATTGGACATTCTTTGAAGATTTCTTCTTTGAACTCGTCTGGGTTATAGCTTTCGATAGTGTATCTTTCATTTCTTTTAAATGTAACCTTACGATATAATATACTCATTATAATATGTAAATTTTCAATAGGGTTTTTGCAATAATTTTCAAGATCAATATATTCTCCTGTGCTAATCCCTGAAAGGTTAGGAACAAAACCATATTCTTCTTTTTTAAACATAAACGTCTTTCTAAATTCTTCTTTGTCTGGTTCTGTGTCTATCATTGTTTTAATTATCCCTATTATCTCTAATAAGTCTTTGTAAGCCATCTTCTTAACCACAAAAGGACTAACGCCACATAATAATGCTAAACTCTTTACAACCTTGTTTTTCTCACTTCCTCTGCCTTCTTGTATTTCTACATATTTTTGATAAGTTTCTATTGTTATGTCAGACCACTTATCAGGAATTGTTAATTTAACCTCTTTCATTACTAATAAATATAAATTGTTATTATTTGTCTTTACGATATATAATACTTCCCAGAATACGATACCATCAACTTATTTAATGCAACATATCTAACTGCATCAACTGCGTGATTAAAAGCATCTATTGGTTTATTTGTTATTTCGTTATTCTTGTTTTTAATCCACTTATAGTTTCTAAATTCTTTAATTGCGTTGATGCTTCGCTTAGTTATGTTCAGCTTATGTCTTTTTAAAACATCAATTCCAATACGCACAGAATCAGCACCTTTCTTAGCTGGTTTGATATTGATACCACCCATTCTAAATATCTCTTCTATTGATTTAGGTTCAGCACTATCTGCATAAATCTCTATGCTTCTGTCTATTCCTAAGTCTTTGATTCTATGTGCAATATCTTGATTGGTTAATCCTTTCTCATAAATTAGTTCATCAACATATAAATCTAAATCGTGCTTATATACTTTTACTAATGATGTAGGATCAGCAGAGAATCCGAAGTCTAATCCTAATGCTATTTCTTTTGCATTATCAGGAATAGTGTCTATTATATTAAATGACGGGAAAATGGTTTCTGTGGCGACCCCACGCTGCCCTTCACCAAAAACCCGCCATAAATTATCATCCACTTCTTTTAGTCTTTCAATCTCTTTTACTGTTTCTTCATCTAAGAATGGATTGTCTTTATATGTAGAAATATGGAAGTCTACATCATCTCTATCAGAATCTATTATCTGTGTGTATAACCAATGATACTCGTCAGATGGATTAAAGTCTATTATTATCTTGTATGTTGTTCTTAATGCTAATTGTGTATATTCCTCAAAGCCAAACTCATTACATTCATTCAAGAATAACACATCTCTCTTTCTACCTCTCACTCTTTGTGGTTGGTCTACACTAATGAACTCAATAACATTTCCATATAGATGATATAATGCACTTGATTTGTTATGTAGTCTTTCGTCATATAGATTCTCTTTCTTTAGTATTTCAAAGAAGTCACGCATCGCTGTTCCTCTTAACGCAGGGAATGTTTTACGTGCTATGGTGATATAAAGTCCTTTGCCTTTGTTCTTATAAGCAAACTCAATCAAAGCAAGCAGAATAGAATATGTCTTACCGCTTCTTGTTCCACCTTGTAAAACACAAATCCTTTTGGTTGAGTTCTTTACATCATAATATGGTTTAGCTTGTTTCATCTTCTTCATTAATCCAAGATGGGGGTGCTGCACTTACATTAACATTTTGATCTGGTAATCCCTCTATCCTGTCTAAAATTTCTTTGATTGCTTTTAACTTTTCATTGTTGTTACTATCCTTATGGAATGCTATTTGTATTAACATCTTTGCTATTGGCGAACCGAAGTCACCTTCACCACCCATATTAGCATCCTGTGTAGATAGTAATTCTTTCAATACAGTAGCTACATTTCTTCTACCTTTTGGTCTACCATTCTTTTTTGGTTGGTTAGTAGAACTGAACTGTGTTGCTTTGTTTGGAAATTTATTCATAGATTCCGTTTTTATTCCGTTATTTTCTTTGCCTTTTGTCCTGTAAACTGTTCCCACCTTTCTATTATTACATCACAGTATTTAGTATCTAATTCCATACCATAACAAACTCTATTTGTTTTTTCACAAGCTATTAATGTTGAACCACTACCTAAAAAAATATCTAATACTATTTCATTTTTTTTACTACTGTTTTTAATTGCTTTATTTATTAACTCTATTGGTTTTGTTGTAGGGTGTAATTTACTTTTACTTGGTCTATCATATAACCATACTGTGTCTTGTGTATTATCTCCATAAAAATTATGACTTCCTTTTTTCCAACCATAAATTATA